GATCTCGTAAGACAGCGGCGGCAGGACGAATCCTTCGTCATCACCCCCAAGGTCTGACGGCAATGCCGCAGCCCTTGACCAGCTGGCTACCCATGCCCAGAAGGACTCCTGCGCATGACCCTTGAGTCTATATCCGCCCATGGTCGTTTGATCCGAGATAAACCATCGGGACAGCATTTCAGGGCCAGGCATGATGCCAAGGAACTCTGCATGCTGGCCGATCTCCATGTGATCATTCGGCGCCGGCGTTGCCGTTGCCGCGAGTCTGTATGGCGTCTGGCTGAATGCGTCGCATAGCATCCGCTTCGTCGGGCCAGTGAAGCTCTTTAAGATACTGGATTCGTCAAGCACGACACCGCCAAATGTTGACGGGTCGAGCTTTGGCAGCCGCTCATAATTGGCGATGTTGACGCCAGTGCCGACGTCGGACTGTTCACGCACGATACGCGATTCGACGCCGGCCGATTCACATTCGCGCATCATCTGACGCGCAACGGCAAGCGGCGTCAGGATCAGTGACGGCTTGCCGCTGGCAATACTAAACTCTGCGGCTGCAGCAGCCTCAACGCGAGACTTGCCAAGGCCAGTGTCCAGGAAGGCGGCAGATCGGCCCTTTTCGCACGCGAACTCAAGGGTTGCGCGTTGATGTGGGAATAGATTGGACCAGTCCATGGATGGGCTGAATCCATGGGACGAAGCTGCGGTGCCTTTGCTGGCGATGAATTGACGGTAGGCGGTGATCTGGTCGGTGGTGGCCATGGTGGATGGTGGTACGTTGTCACTCTAAGGCATACGGTTCACCTGCGCCGCTGCTGGAGGGCGGCCAGGTCCAGCGCAGCACGCCACGACTCATAATCGCCGTAGCGGCTGCTCGGGCTCCACGGTTGCCGCCAACGCTTCAACGCGCAGTCGGCGACGTTGTCCCAGTCGAGGGGGGTCATGCCACCCTCCGGTTGCGTTGGACCCAGCGGGTCAAGCGCACGGCGACCACCAGGGGCCAGGCGGCCCCAGCGATCAAGGCGGCAAGCCATTCGCCGGGCTCGCGGCATTCATGGGGGCGCACGACGCTCATCGCGGTGAAGACGCCGGCCCAGGCGTAGATCTCAAGCATTGGGGGCCTCGGGTTGGGGGATCTGGTCGCGCCGCAGCCAGCCGCAACGCTTGCTGTCAGTAGCCTCCCAGAATGAGCCGTCGTCGCAAGCGGCGTAGAGCCTGCCTTCGTGACTGCAAAGCGCCGTCACCACGCGGGCCGGGGCCGGCGCAGGCGGCGGGGTGGGGCGGGCGGCGTGGGGGACTCTTTCCGACCACCACGGCTGGCCGGGGACGACGCAACTCCAGTGCATGTATCCGAGAAGCTCAGGGCCGCGGCGGATACTCACTTCTCCCTCCCCATCAGCATCCGCCGCCGTCGGCAGGCGGTCGGTGATCCATTCGGTCATGGTGCATTGGTGAACGCCCCAGCACCATAGCACCGCAGACCCACGACGGCCCACCTAGTACACCCTTCGCATTCCTCGCACCACACGCCCCGCACTGCCGCGCTCCACGGCATACCGGCGGTGCACCACATAGCCCAACGCATCGGCCATGTGGTCGTGTCCGGTCTCCTTATCCGGCAGCCCCTTGTCGTCGTATGCCTGCAGCTCCAAGCTCTCGATCGTCTTTCGGCACCTCGGATGAACCCAGAGGCGGGTCTGGCCGTGGCCGTTCTCTAGTAGTGCCTGCACGGCCGCGACGCGGTCCCGGATCGGAGGGTTCGCCGCGGGTGACTGGTTGCTGATCCCGTAGCTCTGCAGGATCGCCACATCCGACCGGCTGGAATTGGTCGAGCGGTTCGCACCTGACGCGTCAGGATGGCCGAGGATCTGCGCCCGTGGGTAGCGGCTGCGGATCTCCTGCCCCATGGCATCGGTGTCATGGGCACCGGCGATCTCATCCCAGACCCACAGCTGCCCTTTGCGCTCGACTGCCAACACCGCATTGCAGTTGCCGATGTTGAAGTCGCAACCCATCAGCAGGACCTCATCGTCCAGGTCCGGTTCGTCGAATGCGACGACGTGCAGGTCCCGCCGGAAGCGGTCGTAGACCATCCCGGCGGTCAGGTTGACGAACTCACCGTCGAGGTAGGCCCGCAGCAGATTGGGGTCGTAGTTGGCCTGCAGGCGCTCGATGAAGTCCGGCGGCAGGTGTGGATTGTCGGTCGTGCGCATCCGCACCAGGCGACGATCGGCCCGACCTTCTGCCTCATCTGAGGCAAACGTTTTCCACATCCACCGGAAGCCCTCCGGTGTCGAGGCTGCCGCGAACTGACGGACGTTACCGGCCCGCAGGCGGCCGAGGATCTTTGGGAAGGCCCGCGCTGCAATGCTGGGCGCGACGGTGTCGATCTCATCGGCCAGCACCCACGCGAGGTTCAAACCAATGATCCGGGTCCAGTTCTCAAACGACCGGCACAGGATCTTGGTGGCCCCGCCCGGCAGCATCAGCACGTACTCCGGCAGGGGCGACGACCGGAAGGTGTAGGGGATGCCGTAGGACTCCAGGAAGCTGTCGAACTCCGGCAGCCAAATGTCCCGGATCAGCGGCCCTGTGGGCTCCAGGACGGCCCCCTGGAAGCCAGGGTTGAGCATTGCCATGGCCACCGCCTTGGCGCATAGCGCATGGGTCTTGCCGGCGCCATAGCCTGCGGAACACCCGAGGATCTCGACCTGCGAATCCTGAACGAAGTCCCGCTGTCGTGGGTGCAGATCGTCAATGATCGCCGCGAGGGTGGCATCAGCATCAAAAAAGGCAGTCTCCTCATCAAATGCGAGGAGACTGCCTGGATCTTGACAATCGAGCAGCCCCATCAGGCAGCCATGAGGCCACAGGCGGGCGATTCGGCCTCGTCGTCGTCGTCCTCGTCCTCGCAGACCTCGTCCTCGTCGTCGTCGTCCTCGTAGGCGCCAACGATCAGGGCGTGCTGAGCGACCGCGAGGGCAGCGATCATCTCGGCAACGGTGGCCTCCTGCTCATCGACGATGATGGTGTCGAGCAGCTCAACGAAAGTCGCCACGGCGGTGGTTCGGTGCCCCACCAGTCTAGGCCTTCGTCCGTGCAATACCGCTGGCCTTGTCGATGCAACCCAGCGCCACCATCAGATTGCCATCCCGTCGCGCCTGCATCTGCAGCGTCTCCAGTTGCGCCAGCTGAATCGCGGCATACGTCGGTCGTGGGATGTCCCAGTCGTTGCAGATCTGCAATCGTGCCGCCTGCAGCATCGACCCCGCCAGCGTCTGGCTGTAACCCCACTCCTGGCACGCGTGCCTCACGCACTCACGCCCGCTGAGTCCACGGCAGATCATGTCTGCCATGGCGGTGATGTGATCATCACGCAGATCAGCAGGAACGATCTGTCCCATCGGCGGTAATCGTTAAGCGCAGCCTACAGCGGCCTGCAGGGAGTCCAGGACAAGGGGCGGCAGGTCAGCCGTCGCCGGATCCATCGCGCGTGGGTTCCAGCGGCCCTGAGACGGCTCCCAGACGGCGAGGGTCTCCAGGGTGCAGCGGCCACCATCGCGGCGGTGCTCGACCACGAACGCCGGGACGGTCATCGGCAGTTGCGTGACGCGGTAACCGGCGTGGTCACAGAGAAGGCGGAAGAGGGCCATGCGGTGGTCTGGTGAACCCACCCAGCGTAGCCAGCCGCTATTGAGAACCACCCCCCCGTCTGCCATACCTGGCATACCTAGCCATACCTCCCCCTATATTCCCCTACACGCCCCTATATACGTGTCCTGACACCCTTACCCCCCCCCTTAACACCGATTAGAAAATAGGTATGGTAGGTATGGCAGGTCTGACGCCGCTAGTCGCTGACTGGCTTTTCAGCGATGGGGTAGGTATGCCAGAGGTATGCCAGGCATGGCAGCGCTGCCATACCTCAGGTCCATTCTCAATAAGGCAGGTGTGGCAGGCCTCCTGTCCGTTGCGGCAATGATCCGGAGTGCTACGGTGGGTCCTCACCGACGACCGCCTGTGTACCAGCACGTGAGTATCAAGCTGCCCTTAGATTTCCTGGAATGGGCGGAGGCCAAGGCGCGGCAGAAGCGCCAGACGCGGAGCGCGATCATTCGGGACGCGATCCTGGAGGCCATGAACAGGGACCAGCAGCCCGCACGGGTCTGAGATGGGGGCGATCATTGATGCCGCCCGAGGCCGCTGGCCTCAGGTGCTGGCGGATCTTGGCGGCCTGACGGAAAAGCACCTGAGCGGTCGGCATGGGCCGTGCCCGCTGTGTGAGGGAACGGACCGGTTTCGGTTTGATGACCAGGGAGGGACCGGGAGCTGGTTCTGCAACCAATGCGGGGGGAAGGACCAACGCGGTGGTGGCGGGTCAGGGCTTGAGCTGCTGGCCCGGAAGCGCGGCTGGACGCCCCGGGAAGCCCTGAGACACGTCGGCCGGTACCTTGACACTCCCGACACCCCAGAGGCCCCGCGCAAGGCCCCAGAGACGCCATGGCGGCAACCGGAGCGCCCACCAGCCGATGCACCGCCTCCGGCCCTGGATCGTGGCGCTACGGCCCGCTGGTGTTACCGGGACGCCAGTGGAGCGCCCCTGTTCTGGATTCTGCGGCTGGAGCTGAGCAACGGCGCCAGGGCATATCCGCATGTGGTGTGGCTTGATGGCGGCTGGCACCGGCCGAACAAGCGCCGTGATGGGTTCAGCTGCGATTGGCCCACGCCACGGCCGCTCTATGGCCTCCCAGACCTCACAGAACGACCTGAGGCGCCGGTGCTGGTGGTCGAGGGTGAGAAGACCGCCGACGCGGCGCGTGAGCTATTGCCCGACTGGGTGGTGGTGACGTGGTCGAACGGGGCCAAGAGTCACGGCAAGGCCGACTGGTCGCCGCTGCGGAACCGTGACTGCTGGCTGGCACCAGACAACGACCTGGACGGCCGAAACGCCATGGCCGCGGTGGGTGACGTGCTGCGGGGTCAAGGGTGCCGGGTGCAGGTGGTCGGGCCACCACCGGAGGCCACTGAGGGATGGGACCTGGCCGATGCGCGGGACTGGAGCACGGCGCAGACAGAGGAATGGCTGAGGGGAGCGCAAGCGGTCGAGGGCAAACAGTTCGATGGGCTGATCCGCAGGCGAACGAGTGATGAACCCAAGGCGCTGGATGCAGGGCTGCTGCTGGCGATGCTGCGGGTGAAGGCATCGGACGGGCAGACGTTGCGGTACAACACCTTTAATCAGACGATTGAGCTGAACGGCGAGGCGATTGAAGGGATCGAGCGGTTCTACCTGAAGCTGGCAGATATGGGCTACACGATCAAAAAACAGATGGCGCAGGATTGCCTGGTTGAGATCGCGAAGGAATACAAATACGACCCGGTGAGAATGTACCTTGAGCACGTTGAAGCCACGGCAGAACCGGCCTATATCGACCAGCTGGCGACGACCTACCTACGGCCTGAAGATGCGGCCCTGAATGAACCGACCCTGTATGACGCGATGATTAAGGCCACCTTGATCGGTGCGGTGCGGCGGGCATTGGAGCCAGGCTGCAAGCATGACACGTGCTGCGTGATTGCTGGTGTCCAGGGTGCACGCAAGTCAGCATTCTGGCAGGTGCTGGGTGGGCCATTCTTCAGTGATCAGTTGAGCACGCTGCAGAAGTTGACTGATGAGCAGCTGAAGCTGCATCGGAGCTGGATCATGGAATGGCCGGAGCTTGACCACATCATGAGCCGCGGCCATTCGGGACAGATTAAGGCATTCATCACGACCCAGCGGGACCTGTTCCGTGCACCATATGGGGCAGCAGTGGAGGAACACCCACGGCGTGGGATCATCGTGGCAACGGTGAATAAGACCGATGGCTTGCTGATCGATGACACGGGCAACCGTAGGTTCTGGATCATCCCGACGACCTTGAGCGAGGATAACCAGATCAATACGGCAGGGTTACAACGTGAGCGTGATGCGATCTGGTGCGCAGCGGTGAAGGCATACCGGAGGGGCGAGAGCAGCTTCTTGCCGGTCCATCTGCTGCGGCAGGTCAGAGAGGAGAACGAGAACTACGTGACGGAGTCGCCATGGATGGCGGCAGTACAGGAATGGATCAAAGCGCCAGTGAATGCCGGGCGGCCACTGACCACGGAAGTCCTACTGAAAGAGGCGATCCAGAAGCCAGTGGGGCAGCAGAACCGGGCGGATCAGATGATGGTGGGCGACATTCTACGGCGGCTGGGATATTCCAAGACACGAAAGCTGGTCAACGGTCGTCGTGAGTGCCATTACACGCTTGATCCTTGACGACCTGCACCTCAAAGCCCAGGTCGCGCAGCTCCTGGATTCGGTGCTCCTGAATGGGTGACAGGCGCCCACGGGAGGCCTTGACTTCGACGAACAGGATGCCGCGGTCGGGATGGCATAGGAGAAGATCCGGCAGACCTGCGACGGAGGTACGCAGGAGCCGGATCACATACCAACCGTCGGCCTTGTATTGCTTAACCAACATTGCCTGAAAGGCTGCCTCGGTCCGCTCTGAAGTGGGCTGCGGTATAGGACTCCTTCGCCCGGACTTTGTCATAGACCTTCAGTTCGAGGGAGTTGGCTGCAAGGATCCAGTGTACGCGCGGCGGGACGGTACGACCAAGGGCCGAGGCACGGTCGCGGCCTTGCAGGTAGGACAGGGCGGAGTAGTCGATGCCGAGGAAGACGAGATCATCGGCAGGCGAGAGGTTGACCCCTTCCCGTGAGGCCTGGACCTGCCCGATGAAGACGGAATCAGGCCGTGCGGCGAACTCCTCGGGCGAGTCGGTGGCCAGCGTGCCATAGGCCTGCCGGAGCATGACCCCTTCGGCATGGAAGCAATAGAGGACCGCAAGACGCCCCCTAAACCTGTTGCGGATGTAGTCGACCTTGCTGGTGTCAAAAATGATTCCAGTCCCACAGGCGTTCTCTGGAATCACGGTGCCGCTATACATCTGCCTGAGCTTCTGCATCTGCTTGGCTGCGGTGTCAGCGACGACGGGCCAGCCCGTGCCAACGGTGACCACGTCATCGCGCATGAGCTTGCCGGTGTCGGCATAGGTCTGGGGGGCCATCCGCACCTGATGAACCTGCTCGATGATCTGGGTCTGAAAGCCGGCCTGCTGCTGGGTGATGCGCACCATGTGAGGTGCCAGATCAGCCATGATGAGCGCTTCATTGGCGTCGGAGTAGTCGTTGACCTCCTGACCGGTGCCAACCCTACGGGTGCGGACGTTGACGTAGCCCGCGGCGGCCCACTTGTAGAAGCTGCTCTGCTGCCATGGGACGGCGGTGGAGAGGCCAGCGGCGGAGGCAATGCGGATCTGGTGGTAGAGCTGCGAGAGGGATTCGGGTGAGGGTGTCCCGGAGAGCAGGATGCAACGGTCGTAGGTGAGCCGTGCCACCTGTCGCGCCCGCAGGGAGGCCTTCGGGTAGGCCCCGAGGCAGTGGGCCTCATCAAGGATCAGCAGGTCGTAATGGCCCAGGAGCTTGTGGACCTGCTCGTAGTTGGTGACGTGCACCCGGTCGGTGAGGCCGAGGGCGTCCCGGTCCGCCTCGATGGAGGCGATGGCCTTCTTCTTGGTGAGGAACAGGCACCGCGTGACCCCCAGGCGCCGGGCGACCTCAAGGACGGTCAGGGTCTTGCCGACGCGCACTTCACCGGCAAGGTAGGCCCAGCCGTCACGGAAGACGCGGGTGAGCAGGTCGTCTGCGGCGGTGAGCTGGTGTGGTCGTAGGTCCATTGTGAAGATTCTCGGTGCTAAGCGGTGGCGATCCCCGCTCAGCCATGGTAGTCTGTGAACACAGGCGAGGGAACCCCCGCCACCCACCACCACCGACCAGCCATGACCTACACCCTCACTCGCCCTGAGACCAAGCACACTCCTGCCGCTCGTTGCATCTTCAAGCCATACACCAACGATTCAGGTAAAACGTGGGTCGAAGTAAGCATGCTTCATCTCACTAACGCGGGATGGGGCAGCACCATGGGCCGCGGTGAAGGTGTTTATAGCGTCAAACATGCCCGAGAGTTCTATTCATCGCTGATCCAGCGTGGGTTTGTTGCCGCCTGACCCCCCCACGGCCCGCCGGGAGCCTATCCCGGCAACATTCACCACCACCACCCACCACCCATGACCATCCTTCAATCCCGGATTGATAACTTCATCTCTACTGTCAACTGTGGCGATGAAATGATCCTGAGCCAGCACGGCTCAGTAGAGCAGGGGACCGGCCTGATTCTCGGTTACGGGCACACGGGCTGGTATCTGCTGGACAGCGGCCACCGTGTCGAACTTGGGGCCACAATTACTTCCCAGGCAATCATGCTCATTGCCGCCGACTGGGCCAGCGATACAGGAGCCGAGCTGGCCTGACCACCATCCACCACCACCATTCACCACCCATGACCAAATACCAAGCGACCTACGCGATGGCCGTCCAGATCGTCGTTGAGCTTGAGGAAGACGACATCGAGCGTGCACAAGAGGAGGCCCGGCTGATCGTGCCATCGGTCGAGCTGGCCAACCTGCGCGGCCGTGCCTGGATCGACGACACCGCCACCCTTGCGCCGATGGTGACCGCACGATGAACCCCGCTGCATACCACGCACACCCAGCCCTGTCGGCCACGCGGCTCAAGCGTGCCCTCAGCGGCACCGCCCGTAAGTTCCACGTCCCGGTCGAGCGCACCGACGCCATGCGGCAAGGGTCGCTGGTCGACTGCCTGGCACTGACGCCTGACCTGTTCGAGCACCGCTACGTCGTGGCACCTGAAGGCCTCGACCGCCGCACCAAGGATGGCAAGGCATGGTGGGCGGAGGCCAGCCAAGGCAAGCGCGAGATCATCAGCCATGACTGGCACATCACGGCCGCCAGCATCGTGGTGCACCTCCTCAGTGACCCAGCGATCCGGCCGCTGATCGATCACGCATCACAGCAGGCCCACTTCTGGTTTGATGCTGATGGTGTTGAGTGCCGGTACCTGCCGGACATTGAGGCGCCGGGCCTGCTGGTCGACATGAAGAAATCCGCCCGCACCGACCCCCGTGGATTCGCGGCTGACGCCTATGCCCGCGGCTATGACGTGCAGATGGCCCACTACCTGCTGGGCCACCTCGACAAGCGCCAGACCGCCGACCTGCCGCGTGTTGGCTTCATCGCCTACGACTGGCACCCGCGGCCTGATGTGGGGCTCTACTGGCTGCCGGGCGAATGGATTGAGGAGGGCCTGCGCCGTCGCGAGATTGCCAAGGCCCGGGTGTTGGAGTGGGAGGCCCACCTGACCAACACCAGCCATCCAGAGCAGACGTTGCCCCTACCGCGGTGGGCGGGCTTCGACGGTCCAGCCCCTGAGCTTGCCCCTGAACACTTCTGAACCGCCATGACCTTCACCACAGAACAGATCACCCAGCTGCAGGCACCGCTCAACCGTGGAGCGGTGCAGCAGCGCAGCCAGTCGGGACGGCAGCTGAGCTACCTCGAGGGTTGGCACGTGATCGCGGAAGCCAATCGGATCTTTGGCTTTGATGCCTGGACCCGAGAGACGATCGAGATCCGCTGCGTCAGTGAGCGCGAACGCGGGATTGGCCGCGACCAGAAGCCAGGGTGGGGCGTCACGTACATCGCCCGGGTGCGGGTCATGGTCAACGGCCTGGCCCGTGAGGGGTGCGGCGCCGGCCATGGCATTGACACGGACCTGGGACTGGCGCATGAATCGGCGATCAAGGAAGCCGAGACCGATGCGATGAAACGTGCCTTGATGACGTTTGGCAACCCCTTCGGCCTCGCCCTCTACGACAAGCAACAACGGCAGGTGCAGGATGAACCACAGCAGTCGGCGGCATACCTGGCGGGCGAGAAGGCGATCCAGGGTGCCAAGAGTGCTGCGGAACTGGCGACGATTCGTGATCGGATTGACTTGCGGCTGACCAATGGCGACCTGTCTGTCGAGGATGCCACTGCGCTCAGAGAGCAGCTGGCATCTGCTGCCGAGAGGTTGACTGCTGCATGACCGAGACCGGACTAACACCACCCCAGCTGGCCGACCGCTGGGGATTGAGCCAGCACACGTTGAGAGGCTGGCGACTGCGCGGGATTGGCCCTCCATGGGTCACCCGCCCGCGGCTTGGCACCCCATACGGTCAAAGCCGCGTCCTGTACCCCCTGCCTGGCGTCCTGGCCTTTGAGGAAGCGCAAGGCATCACACCTATCAACCCCTGAGAGCAAATGAACAGCATCACGATCGTTGGCCGCGCTGGCCGTGACCCTGAGGTGAAGTTTCTGGACGGCGGTAAGGTCGTCGCGAAACTGAGCCTGGCCTCCAATGGCTGGACGAAAGAAGCCGAGACGAATTGGTTCGACCTGGAGATCTGGGGCAAGCAAGCCCAGGTGGCGGCTGATTATGTGAAGAAGGGAAGCCAGATCGGTGTCGTCGGCACGATCAAGACAGAGGCATGGACCGACAAGACGACGGGCCAGAAGCGAACGAAACAGGTAGTCAATGTGAACACGCTGCAGCTGCTGGGCTCCAAGCCTGCCGGCACCGGCTCTGCCCCTGCTGTTGAGGAGGAATTCTGATGAGCCTGAGAAACCGAGTGCTCAACTTCATCCAGACCGCCCAGCCGGGCGACAGCCTGGCCCTCAGCACTGATGCCTGCTGCGAACTGCGGCAAGGGATCTGGCTACAGGCCGAACGGGCGACCAGCGGACGGCGGCAGCTGTTCATCTACTGCGAGAACGAAACCCCATTCCCCATCCGCTACGGCGGCGGCGCTTTTGCCGCAGACCACGCCCGTGTCATTGCCGACCGAACCCACCGCACATTGGAGGACTAATGGACCCGAACTACCTCGCCACAGTTAAATTGCGCCGGCGTCGATTTGTCAGCATTAGCCGGCACCAAAACCCCGACGGAAGCCATACACTTGATGCAATTTGCGAGGAAGGTCGCGCCTGGTGGCTGGTTCTTGGTATTGCCGAAGCTCCACTGAATTGGACTGAGTCACTTCAATTACCTAAGACTCGAAACACGCAGCAACCGCCATCGGAGGCAAGAGACTAATGGACCCGAACTACCGCGCCAGTGACAGGCAGTGGAGAAGCATGGAAAACCGGGCTAGCTGTGAGTTTTCAGCTCCTTCCTGCATCCTTGAACTCCGCGCCCGCATCGAGGCGCTGGAGGCCGCGCAGCAGCCGCAGCAGTCGCCCGAGCCGCAATGGCATCGGCTGAGTGATGTGAAGCCGTCAAATGGCATGCAATGCCTGTTTCGGGTTCATCCGAACCTGCTGCACAGTAGGGGCGTCTGGGTTGACCAGTCACACTCACTAACGCCGTCTATTTCGCCGTCTGGTTTCTACACTGATCGCGGCCTTTTCGTCGGCGATCCTGCGCTGATCTGGTGGAGCGCCATCGAACCTGAGGTGCAGCAGCCGCTGGCCCCGCCGATTGGCGTCAAGCCGCAATGGTTGGCGGACGAAGAACGTCTTGGCGATCTTCAATCTGCCATCAAGCGGTATGAAGACAGCGGCCACCCAGTGCCACCGCAATGGCGAGCAGAGGCCCGCGAGATCATTGAGAGGCAGGAGCAACGACAGCAGCCGCAGCCGGCCGACCATATTGCTGACGCCAGGAAAATGGCTGCCCCGCCCGCGCCTGCCGGTGGGCTGGTGGACGGGATCTGCAGGCAACTGCCATTGAGCCCAGGCGAGGTTCGCGCCGTGGTCCGGGTGGTGGCGAAGTGGCTGCGGTCGGACGGCCCAGACTGGCCATCCGTCGCATCCCTACTGGAGCAGGAGGCCAGCCAATGATCCGCGTCACAAGCCACGGCGGCTGGATCGGCCCGCTGTGCTGGTCGAACACCCTGCCTGCCGTTGTGGTCCCTGACCATCGGTTCGCTGGCATCACCAGCTGCCTGCAGCCCTGGGGACGCACCTACTGGCACATGCCGGGGGAGACCTGGCGGCCGCTGCAGTACACCATCACCGAGAGTTTCCAATGACCACCGACTTCCGCGCTGAACTGGAATGCCTCGTGAAGGCTTACGCCGATCACGGCGGCAGCAGGTGGCCCGACGACGACGCGCGGGCCCTGTATCAGGCTGTCAAGAAAGCCCGCGCCGCGCTGTCCGCCCCGGAGCAGGGGCCGACCGTCATGAAGATCGTCGAACTGTCCGATCAGATTGAGGATGAAGGTCTCGGGCAGGTCGATCTGGTCCGCCGCGCCCTCGCCCGCTGGGGCCGCCCTGCCGTCGAGCCGGTGCCGGTCGCTGAGCGGTTGCCGGGGCCGGGGGATTTCGACGGTCAGGGACGCTGCTGGTGGCTGGACCGACCACTGAAGAACGGCCCGGCAGCCTGGATGCTGAGGCGTCCGGATGATGGGCTGCTGTATCCGTTCATCGCCTGGGCCCCCCACTGGGCGATCCCCGCGCCGCAGGAGGGGGCCGATGGCTGACCTCTCCCCCGCCGCGCAGGCCGCCTGGGAAGCGTTCAACGACGTGGCAGAACGTGTCGGCGTGCTTGAGGACTACGGCGATGCGCTGGCCGCCTTCACCCGCGCTCTGGCAGATCAGGTGGTACCACACACAGCAGCTCGAACCGATGGGGCAGCAAACCGCCGGAGGCTTCGCAGAAAACTGCTCGCCATCGCCGCCGAGCTGGAGGGCAAGCCGTGAGAGACTTTCAGAAGGAAGTCTATCTTCAACGGCGAAACCGTCGCCGACCTGTACGACAGCCTGCGATGACTCCCGAGCAGTTGCAATCCTCAGAAGATTGGCGCAAGTTTAGCTTGGATAACGCTCCAGATCAGGCAGGAATCTACGCTATCAAGAATACAAAACGCTTTCTATACATTGGAAGGTCTGTCAACATTAAGACAAGGGTGAACGGCACGTATCATCCGTGCCGGATTACGGCAGGGCTGCAAAGCGTTCAGCTTCACTACGCTTGGGCAAAATGTCCTGAAGGCGTTTCGCTTGGCAGGTATGAGAATCTTTTAATTGCAAAGTATGATCCAGAGTGGAACGGACGCACGGAAGTGATCGGCCATCCCAGCCCTTGGCCAAAGTGCAGTTTCCAGCCGCAAAGACAATGGACAAAGGAAGAGGCCAGATTATTTCTGGAGGACTTTTTCCTTTGACGCGGCCCGCCGGAGCCGCACCCAATCCGGCGACCATCCACACGCACTCCCATCAATGGCCATCATCAAAGGCACCCTGAAAGCCGACATCCTGACCGGCACCGCGCAGGCTGATCAGTTCTACGTCAACCACGCCGGGGACATCATCGTCGGCGGCAACAGTCAGGACCAGGTGCTCTCCACCCTGGCGTCGTACCAGCTGCAGGACGGAATCGGCAGCCTCGTGCTGGGCTCCGGCGCTGATGTGGGCATCGGCAACGCTGGGGCCAACAGGATCGGCGGCAACCAGCGCAACAACCTCCTCGACGGTGGCGCCGGCATGGACGAGCTGACCGGCGGCGGCGGTGCGGACGTGTTCCGCTTCAGCCATGCCGGTCAGGCCCACGCTGACTTCGTCACCGACTTCCGGGCCGGGATCGATCGGATCGCCATCAACGGCGCAGCCTTCGGCCTGGCGGCTGGGACTGCCGTGGGTTACGAGCTGAACCGGCAGGCGACTGGCGCCGGGCCGACGTTCCTGCGCTACGGCAGCCAGGGGACGGCCCAGGCGATCTACTTCGACCGGGACGGTATCGGGGCTGAGAAGGCGCAGCTGATCTGCACTCTGCAGGGCTTCGCTGGTGCCACCTCGGCGGCTGATTTCGTCATCATCTGAGGCCAGCGGGGGGGGGCGTGACGGACTGTTGCGCCCTCCCCTTGGCAACGGTGGGACCCAGTGTTACGATCAAGTCATGGGGCACGACGCCCCGCCACCACCATTCACCAATGACCGCCACCCTTTGCCTTGCAGCGACGCTGCTGGCCATCCTCACCATCCCTGTGCTGATCCTGCTGTGGGCGACGGAGTCCAGGGAGCAGCGGATTCGCCGCTGGCGTGCTAATGGCATGAGCCAGCAGGCGATTGCTGACCGCCTCGGCATCACCCGCTACGCCGTCCGCCGCGCCCTTGCCTGAGCCATGGCCAACCTCATCACCGCGGCGCTGCGGGTGCCGCTGCTGCATCGAGATCAGGAGATCGCCCTAGGCCGGCAGGTGCAGGCCTGGATGGCCATCCGCGACACAGAACCCACCACCGCCGCCGATCGCCGCACCTGGCGTCGTGGCATCCGCGCTAGGGATCAACTGGTCGTTCATAACCTGCGCTTTGCCTATCGGTTCATCAGCCGCCATCTGCGGTGCTGCAAGACCCTCGACCGTGAGGACCTGCTGCAGGCTGCCACGATTGGACTGACACGTGCCGCGGAACTGTTCAAGCCGGAGCACGGCTGTCGGTTCGTGACCTACGCGACCCTGTGGATCCGGCAGTCTGTGGATCGTGAGATCTGGATGGCAGATGATCCGATCCGGATCCCGGCCAACCTGCACACCATGAAGGCCAAGATCGGCAGCCTGACCAGTGCTGGCATGAGTCCAGAGGATGCGATGGCGGCAGCATTGCAGGGCCGCACGACACCGCCGGAACTGATCGAGGCAGCACTATCCGTCACCCGCCCCCTGGCATCACTCGACGGCCCGGTGCGCGACTGCCCGGACCTCAACCTGCATGAGACGATCGCTGATGGTGGCCCGTTGCCGCTGGATCTGGTCGCTGATGAGATCGGCACCGAACTGGTACAGGTGCATGTCCTGCGGCTCAGGGACCTACAGCGCGACATCATCGAGCGGGTCTATGGGTTCAACACAGAACCGCAACCGATGACCGCCATCGCCCGCGAAACCAACCGGAGCCGACAGGCAGTGAAACAGATCCACGACCGCGCTATATCTCAACTGGAGCGAATGATCAACGTTGACCCTGCCATCCAATGACCACCACCGTCCACATTTCCCACGGCTATCAGACCTTCATGGATGCCGTGAAGCGCTATAAGCTGCTGACGGCAGAGGAGGAGATCCTACTGGCCCGCAAGATTGCCAAGGGGTCGAAGCGTGCGCACGAGCGGATGATGCTGTGCAATTTGCGACTGGTTGCCAAGATTGCAAGCACCATCTTTCATCGTCGCCGGCCGCAGATGCTGACGATTGAGGATCTGTTCCAGGCTGGTGTCTTCGGCCTGAGTCGTGCCGTCAGCGGTTGGGATCCTGAGCGCGGCTATAAGTTCTCGACGTATGCCTACTGGTGGATTCAGCAGGCGATCAATCGAGAGCTGATGTATCAGGACGGTGCGATCAGGCTGAAGACCAGACCTCAGCGGTTGCTGTCGCAGGTGTCGACATGGATGGCCCGCAATAGCCAGCAGCAGCCGACGCTACGGGATGCTGTCGATGCGTTGGGACTGGACTACGACGAGGTGCTGGGATACATCAGCGCCAGCATCGGGCCGGTGAGCCTCGACAAGGTGATCGGCGACAGCGACGACCTGGACCTAGGGAGCGTGCTGCAGGGCGACGCTGACCCGTCGGACTATGCCGAGGCCATGGAGCTATGCGGGAGGGTGCATGATGCGTTGGATGCGTTGGAGCCAGAAGAGGCTCATGCGATACGGGCAACCTATGGAATCTGCACTGATCACGATGCGATGTCGATCCGAGAGTATGTCAGGGAGCATGACGTGACGCAATTCAAGGCCGAAAGGCGAATCAGGGGTGGGATTGTAAAGCTCAAAAGACTTCTTGCATCAACCACGCAATCTTTGAGCGCGACGTAGCGTCCTGATCAGCCAGCAGGACGGCATATTCTAAGACGCCGTTGAAGTCGCCGCGGTCGTGCATTTCTCGGAGGCAACGCTTATGACCTTCGGCGATGAACTGATCTTCCACACGATACACAAGGGGTTTCATGTGCACGCCTGAAGGTTGCCCTAGGTTGCCGACATTGCAACAGGTTGAGACTGATGATGGACCGATGTGGCTGGGTTGTTATGACGGGCAGTGCTGGCAGCACCACCAGCGATGGCAGGTGATGGTCTGGCTGCAGGCCCGGTCACGCCCGGACCAGCAATGCCCAGCCGGTAGCTGAGCCGTCGGGCATCCAGCGAGGCAGCCAGTTCCGGCGGCTGTAGCGGATCCCGGCGCCATTGGCATTGGAGACATAGCCGCCGCTGACGAGGTTGGCTTCACCGTTGGGGTCGTTGTGGTAGAAGGCATCGGCATCAAAGCCGATCGCGACCGTCCAATGGCCACCACCGGATGGGGACGTGGCAGAGCCATGGTGCAACCAGCCGACAGGCACCGGCCGACCGGCACGCAGTTCAGCTTCGAGCAGGTCCGGGCCGCAGTTGGTCCGCAGGGTGGCCTCGAGGCCAAGGGACCGCAGGGCTGCCAGCTGGGCCTGTGCGTCGGTGGTATCACCGAACTTCGACCGGATGACGTTGTAGGCGTCATCGGACGTGACCTTGCCGTAAAAGGCGGCGACCATGGCGCACGATGAGCTGAAACACTCGCGGTAGCCGGTGCCGGAGGCATTGTCGTTCTGCGAGAAGTACGGCACTTTCAGGCGCACCGACGCCGCCTGTACGGCCTCGCCCCAGAGCTTGGCCTCAGCATCACGACGACGGCGCAGGCCAGCCTCTGAGGGGCCGCCAGGGTTGACGTAGAGCCGCAGAACAGCCGGCACCGCGGGCCAGTTGCCGTCGCGTAGGGCCTTGGTGATGGAGTCAAAGCCTGAGGCGCCATAGAATCCGGCACCGACGTTGTAAGCGAAGCTCAGGATGGCCGCCTGCTGGCGTGCTGAGAGCTTGCGCCAGGTCGGGATCGAGCGGCTCAGCCGAGGCTCCAGCACGTCCCGGACGTGGCTGTCGAGCATCTGGTCCGCGACCGCCTGGGTGATGGTGTCGCCAGCCTTGACCTTGGACCCGTCGAAGTGGGTGGTGGCACCCCAGCCGATGGTCCACGGCTCACCGCCGGTCTCAGGATCGGGGTAGGCCTCCAGCCGGCACCCCTCGAACTCTTGAATCAACGGCAAGGCCAGCTTGACCGCAGGATTGTCCGGTGCCTTCGGTGGTGGGCCAGCACGGAACATCTCGAAGAAGCGTTCCCGCGCCTCTGGTGTCAGCCCTTCATCAAGCCAGTTCCATGCCGCGGCCTGATGGGGTTCGGGTGGATTGCCGGTGAAGCGTGCAGCATCGATCAGTTTGCCGGTCATAGCTGGTGGGGCGGTTGTTGGAATAGGGAAAACAGTTGAGAGCCGAGACCAAGGACGGTGGCAGTCGTGAGTTGCCATTCCTGCTGGCACTGCTGCGACCGGCTGCCGGCGCGAATCTCGCAGACGCTGACCTGTGCAACGGCAAGACCCAGGGCCGTACCCCAGACGATGCAAAGGAGGCGCAGGAACAGGGCCATCAGCGGACGGATTCCATGCGGGTCAGGCGGGTGTCCTGAATCCTGTCACTGGCCTCGATCTTGGTGATGCGGCTGTCGAAGTCTTCGGTTTTTTCGACTAGCTGCTGCTGATTGTGCAGGATCCGATCCAGTTGTCGCGGCACGGTCCACGAGAGCCAACCGACACCACAGATGGCACCGATGACCAGCCATGAGGCGGAGGTTGCGATGATCTCGCGCCAATCGAGGAGGGGCCTCCGATTGTCATTGCCGGTCATTTGTCTCGGTGCTGCATCCTCGGGCTAGCTTGCCTCAGAGGACAGCGCCGGGACCCATGACGAGAATCATGCCGGTGCTGGAGTTGACGCGAGCGACGACGCCCATGGGTTGACGATTGGCCGGTGCCGTTGCGGTGAGGCCACCACCCGAAGCGACGTAGAGGGTGGCATTGATGGTGTAGGTATTGGTCGGCACGTCGTTGAGCTTGCCGTGGGTGATGATGTGGCCATCCTGACCGGCGGGCAGGCTGTCGCCGATGAGACCAACAGCGGGCATGGTGGCAAGGCTGGCGGCATTGGCACGACGGACCAGCATGCGGTCTGTGTTGCCGACGTTGCCGACGCAGTAGACGGGAGTGCCCTTGGCCAGGGTGATGCTGTCGTCGTTGCGGACATGGACAAAGACCGACCCGGTGAGCTCACCGTGCACCTCATCGACGGTTGCGATACCGGTGACGGTGAGGCCAGCGAAGGTCGGTGAGTCGTCGGCATCGAGCTGGTCGAGGCGGGTCTTGCCCGTAGCGTTCAGCAGGCCGGCCTGTGTGGTCGTGGCCTGCGGCAGGGTCACGTCGACACCACTGGAGCTGGTGACGACCATCGTGGTCGTGGTGCGGGTGCCGACTGCCAGGTCAGTGGCGCCGGTCGTGACTTCAACGACGTAATCAGCCATTAGGGAACCTCCGTGAAACCTTCAGTGGGCAGCAGTCGCCCGTCAAGGTGGTAGATGTCGAGGCCGCCGCTTGGCTCGTCGAACTTCACGTCATAACCAGCACCACGGGCCAGGTCGATGACGGCAGTAATCGCCCGGGGGAAAGTGATGTTGAACCGCCCGACCGCGAGGCTGACTTCAGTGATGACGGCATCACCGAGCTTGGTGTTACGGCTGCGGTCTGGGTTGAGGCTCCACACGGCGCAGTAGATCCGGCCTGCATAGGTTGACAGGTCCACCGTGGCGCCTGCTGTGTTCTTGATCGTGATGGCGACGACCGTATCACCGCGGCGCTTGACCGGGATGTCGAGGGTGGTCCAGGTGGGGAGCATGGCCTAGCTTGCCTCGACTTCACAGAGGACCTGATTGGACGGGCCGACGTTTTCGGAGACGCCGAGATTGGTGACGATCATGCCGGGGAACTCGAGCAGCAGACGATCGGTTAGCACCATGAGCGGTGTACGACCCGACCAGTCGACCAGATAGACCTGCCAGACCTTACGGGCCTGCTGGTTGCGGTAGCCCGGCACTGCCTCGGGCACCGGTTCGCGGTAGATGACGACCTCCAGGCCCTCGACGGTGGTTCCCGACGGTCGGCCCTCCCCTTCAGCCCGTACGGCGATCGCAGGGGTGAGGGTGCCGTTCTGGAGGCGGTAGCGGCCCAGGTCATCCCGTAGGACGCCTTCGACGCGATCGCGCAGCTGTCGGACGGTTGTGGTCATGGCCTAGGTTCCCGCCAGGAGTAGATCCGCCTCGATCCAGCCGCCATGGCTTCGCTGCGGGATCTTGACGGTCCAGGTCAGCAGCTGCCGGTCTAGGTCGCGGACTGTGATGGTGCCAGCGTTGAGGCCATGGCAACCGACGAGGCCGCCGCGGATGTTGCCGCCCTCCCATGTTGGCGCCAGCACCCAGAACCGCCCACAGTCGGACCGCAAGGCCCGGCAGTCGGGTGGGCGGCCTGCGGTGTCGGCCTGGGCTTGTGCGAGGTGCCAGGCGGCCAGCAGCTGGTCGGGCAGCTTGCGCTCAGCACGTAGGGCCAGCATGACGGCGACGACGGCAGGGCTGAGCGAATCGCCGGACACCTCAGGGTCGAGGGTGCCATAGATCCACCAGTCGCGCTCGGTCAGCACCTTGGCATCCTTGCCGCGGTTGATGTTGAACAACAAGGCGGTGAGCTGGGCAATGGGCCGTTCTGCCCGTGCCGCAGCTTCCCGCTGCTGGGTTCGCATTGCCCGCAGGGCATCCCGGACGATCCAGGTCAGCTCTTGGCCGAACGTTTGGCGGTGGAACTGTCCGGGGTAGTGGTGGGCGAGCTCCCAGAAGGTGGAGGCCCAGGTGCGGGTTGGCTTGCCCCGTCTGGATCCTCCGGCGGCTTTTTTAGCACGTCCTCCGTCATGGGTTCCGGCGGGTCAGCCTTGACGACCTGTTCGTCCTGCCAGAGGGCATAGAGGCCATCGATGAGCACCCGCGGCTGGCGGCGCACATCATCGAGGGTGGCAGCGGCCTGTCCGCAACGGTGGCGCAGGAGGGTCAGGACTGCCGCGAGACGTTGGGTCTGGAACTCCCGGAGCCAATCGCGCTTGATGGTCTCCAGCTGCTGCGCATGGGCCAGGGCGATCTCAAGGGCCGCAGGTTCCTGCACGACGCCAGCGAGGTGGGCTTGGATGATGGCGTAGCCCTCGGCGCGGGTGATGCCGTGCTCAACGTGCCAGGCCTCAGCCAGCTTGGCAGCAGCCTCAAAGGTTGAGGGCTGGTCGGCCTGGATGAGGGTGTAGTCCGTGTCCTCATCGGTGGTGATGCCGCCGAGGACCGGGACCGCGATGATGCCAGAGGCGGTGTTGCCGATGAGGCGCGGTGCACCAGCGGCAGCGGGTGGGGTGGTGTAGTTGAGGTGGAGGGTCACTTGGCAGCGGCGAGGGTGGCGGCGGTCTGTTCGTTACGGAGGAGTGAGGCGCGATTGGCGGCCTGTTGCCGTGCGAGTTTGGCGATCAGTTGATGGCTGGTCATGCGCTGATGATGCTCACCTCCAGTTGAGCGTAGCGGCCTGGTGGTGTGCGGTTCTCGAAGGTGCTGTAGGGCGGGTTATAGCCAAAGAACCAGTTGCCGCGGGTGGAATCCAGCAGGGGGCGAAGTTGTGCGCGTGGAATCCGGACGGGATAGTAGGGGCTATCGGCATTGTCGTCACCATCTTTGGCGAAGTTGAATGTGATCACGTCGGTCGATTGGTCATAGACAATACGCGGCTCAAATCGCCGGAGCTGATAGGTCGGCACATAGTCTGCCGGGATGCTGCTGTCCCAGGCATCGTTGCCGGTCTGGATCTGATCGAACGATGCCGCACCGGCCTCGGATGATGTTGTGCTGCGACTCGCGGCGCTGAACTTCTGCCGATAGAAGGAGTAGGCATTGGCCTGGCCATCGATCAGCGCTTGTTGGGTGGGCCAGACTGCCGCAATCCCGGTCGGCCCCTTCTGGATTCGTGGCGTCGCCATGCTGTAGAGCGGGTGTTCATAGGTGGTGGCGATGTAGGCGTCTTTCTTGTACGGGTTCTGATAGTCGATGCTTGCCGATAGGCGAAAGGTCTTGTCGTTGAGCGGGTTAGGCGGCAGGTCTACGGCGGGGATACCTGCAGCGTCATACGCCCAGCGCACCTCAGTCGGCGGGACCTGGTCCCAGGTGGCATAGGACCGGATCATGTAGAACCGCAGGCCACTGATCGAGACTGCCGGCCACGTGGCGCCGCTGATGGTGTAACGCACCTCGCCGGTGACGGTGCGATCCACTGCGGCGACGGTGTAGAGCGTATCGGGCGTGGTCCAGTATGACCGCATGAAGGTGTTGGCTGTCTGCGCCGATGGGCTGGTGCTGTAGATCAGAAACGGAACGATCCGGAACTGGTCACCGACGCTGTAGAGGATTGCACAGCCGGGCTTGTCGTCACTGTCCCTGGCGCTGGCTTCGGTGTAAACCTGCAGGATGATGTTCGGCCCGTCGTAACCGACCGCGAATCCACGGGGGCCAATGACGTAGGGGTAGACCATAAACGGGAACTCTTGCGCCGTCGGGTCAGTCCGCAATGACTCGAACTGCGGCGCGGCCATGGTTGCCACGTCGGTGCCAGAGAGGCTGAGGGCCTTTGGCAGCACGGCATAGGACCGCCCGAACGAGAATGAGACGCCGCGGTTGTGGATGGCCGTATAGGGCCGGTACAGGCGCTGGTAGACACCACCGGCCTGTGGTGCACGACCGTCGAAGTCTTGCCAGTCCTCAAGCGTGAACGGTGGCGCCGTGACGGTCAGCAGCTTGCCTGTGGCCGGGACCTGAGCTGCGTTGAGTTGTGCGGTCGCATCCGGAGCCCTTGCGACTCCACCGGGATAGGACCACTCGGGCAGGTCGATGAAGGTGCAGGAGATCAGCAGAACCGTCGGTGCACCTGTTGGTGTCGCGGCGGGCTCCTCGACCCTACGGGTGAAGGATGGCGGGGCCGCCTTAGCAATGGCCTGGCGGCGCTTCTGCTCGACGACCGCCTGTTCGCGCTTCTGCCGTTCCTGTTCGGTGAGGGCCTTGCGGTTGGATGCCTGTTGGCTGAGCAGGCGATTGAGCAGGGCCGACCCTTTCAGGATGACGTGAATGATCGTGGCCACGATCAGGCGTCGTTCTGGCTGAAGGTGAGGGTATAGGTCTTGGATTGACCAGCGGCAAGCGTGATCGACGGGGATTCCACGATGATGGAATGCACGTAGGTTTCGGTGGCAATCCTGATCACCACCGTGTCATAGGAGAACCCAGCCCCGGTCGCGGTGAAGGTGGCAGTGATGGCTGGGACTTCGACCCGACCAGTCCCTGCCTGGTAAACACCAGCTCCGAGGGTGCCGGTAACAGCAGCGTAACCAGTACCACCACCAACCTCAACAGCACTCCAGGCGCTGTGCGTGGATTCAGCAGTAAGGCTGCCATTGTTTGTGGCGAGATAGACCCGGTAGGCCTTGCCATCAAAGACCGCCGCCGATTGGCGGAGCAGTTCTCTCGTGCTGATGGTGGTCGTGATTGCCATGGTTTCACCGGTTTGGTCTAGGTTGCCGAGATGGTGCGGATCGCCCGCCGCCAGGGTGGACGGACGGGATAGGGCGGCGGATCAGGCCGTGCATCAAGGAAGGTGAGCGACTGCAGGGGATATTCAGCCGGAGGCCAGAGGGAGACGCCGCCGAGGAAGTGGTAGGCGTAACCGTTGGGGGTGATGACGGCCATCAGGCGATCCTCACCCAGAGGCACCCAACAGAGCGGGCGTAGGTCTTACCTTCAAGGATCACCGTGTCGCTCCAGTCGCCTGTCGCACCATTGGAAACCAGCATGTCGTATGTTGGCTCACCTAGAAAGTGAGTGTCGCCATACTGGGCGCCGAGCTTAAAGAAGTAGCCATTGCCATAAGTTACGGCTGGCTGCGGTGCACGAAGCGCAATGCTTGACTGCAAGCCAATGTAAGGAGCGCTTGTGTTTCGCTGAGGCGTTAAGAACTGTGGGATGCTGTTTGAGGACAAGTAGTTACCAGCCTGCGAAGCGTAAAGCCACTTTCCAAGTCCTGTCGATGGGTAATAGCTGCCGGCGGCCATGTTTGCCGTTGACAGCCTGCACAAGAAGTTAATCGCTCCGAGATTGCTGCCACTCTGAACAAATCGACTCATAAAAGCGAACCATGGGGTCGCGCCTTCAGCGTCGTAGGCGGTCCTATAGTCAACGGCATAACTGGTTAGCGATCCCGCGACAGCTCCAGAGCCACCAATGTTGGCGAAAGTAGCTGCGCCGGCGCCGTTATTGGCGCTGCCCGCTGTTCTGCCGTAATAGATTCCCTGGGAGCTCGTGTTGGCACCACCAGCCTGCATATTGCAAAACCTGATCCCATAATCGCTTGACGTGTCGGACTCACGGCACCGCAGCAGCCAGCGCACCTCATCACTGGTGCCACGAGCGGTTGCATCGCCCGGATCGTGGATGATACTGATTTTGCTGGCGTCATTGATCGCCGTCACCCAGTTGGTCAGCTGAACGTCAAGCTTCCAGCTGGGGTCGGTGCTCACCCAGGTCGGGGATGCCCACACATCGCCTGCCGCACTGCTGAACGTGGTGGTTACGACAGCCATCAGCTCACCTCCTCATAAGCAACGGACACATCAAACGCTGACGCACCCGACGACTGGGCATAGAGCGCATCACCCTCCTCCAGGTAGATGTAATCCTCCCGGCTGGTGACGATCAGCGACAGGCCAGCATCGACCGGCGCCGCCTTGATCAGATACCGATGGGTCGAGGCCCGATAGACGGTGATTGAGATGCTGGAGGATGACGCGGTAATGTTGCACGCCCGGATCGTCGTGACCTTGAGCACCTTGCCGCTGCTGGATCCATTGGCCAGCACCGATGCCAAGGTGGTGGAGGCCTGAGCCAAGGCCAGCTTGCCGGTGACCGTTAGCGGGACCCGTAGGTTTGGAGCAGCCATCAGGTCATGCCATCGCGCTAGTTTGCCCAGCCTTCAGGCCACACGGCCTCGGCGTCCCATTCGTAGTGCTGCCAGCTCCACGAATTGAAGTAGGTCTCATCGCTGGCCCCACTGCTGGTCTCCACCTCGAGTAGGACTTCCGTCGATGGCACGACCTGGAGGCCAGTGAGGACCGTGATCACGGTCGGCGGTGGCACCACCACGTCAAGGGCCGTCAGTGTGTCGAGCAGACCGCCAGACTTCAGTTCAATGCCCAGCTGGGTCGTGGTGCCAAGGCTGACGGTCTCGATGCCGATCTGTAGCCACGTCTGCGCGTCGAGGCCCGTCAGGGTCGACAGGGCCACGCTCTCAAGGCCAACCAGTAGCAGCGTGACGGCGTCGAGCTTGGTCAGGGTCTGCAGCGCCGCGGCATCACCCGGCAGGATCAGCGCATAGGGGAGCTCCCCAACCACAAGGGCCGTGGTGGTCGCAGCATCGGCGGGGATTTCCTCATTGAACGGCGCCAGCACCCGGGCCGCGGTCATCACCTTGGGCCAGACCGGCGCGACGGCATACGGCAGGATCGTGCCGAATAGGGCCTGCAGGTTGGCCGGATCGAACCCAGCGGGGACCGCGACGGCATTGGGCGGCTGCGGTGTCGGGTTGGTCGAGATCGCAGGTGCCGCCCCGAGCGTCGTGACACCTGGCGGTGTCGGGAACCAGATCGCCGCTGCTGCTGGCGCGGAGGCCAGGAGAGCGGTGCGGGTTTCGAGCGATACAGCGGTCATACGGTGCCGACGCCTCCCCAGAACATGGCATCAACCTGTGCCGCGATGCCATCGGCGGAGAAGGCCCAGGAGGTGCCATTGACGCGGTACTGGCCCACGATGCCGTCAAGGTTGATGTAGAGCGGATCAAAGGGCCGGACCGGCACCAGCTCGGGTTCCAGCTGCAGCGACAGGCCGGCACGATTGGCGAGCCGGAGACGATTCTGGATCCTGGCGAACCGCAGCACCTGCCCATTGATGGTCTCACCGACGGGAGTGTATTTGGCCAGGATCGGATCGTAGACGTAGTAATCGGCGAAGGCATAAGGCAAGCTGTAGCCCACCTCGCGCTTGTCAGTTTCCTGCCCGGCTTGGATCTTCACCTTTGCCTTGACGGTGTCTTGAGTGCGGAACTTCTCGGCCAGCAGTTGATCCGGGTCGGGTCGCGCCTGGTCTGGTGGTGCGATCTGTTTGGCTTCGGCGGTGCTGACCTCCTGGCTGTTCTGCAGCTCGACCGAATCAATCGCCAGCCCGCGCAGCATGGCTGTGGCCAAGGCGACCACCTCAGAGTAAGCACTGGCATCCTCGGCCTGTCTGGCGATGGCCTGCTGGCCCTCCTGGGTGTGCAATGGCAACTTCTCGACGGTCCGTTTGGTCTTGCTGTACTTGATGACCAGCCCATCGTCCGTCGTGGCTTCCCACTTGGCATAGTCCGTGGTCGTGCGCTCGGCTAGATAGGCAGGCGTTAGGCGTGGGTTGTAGATCGTCTGGCCGCCGCTGACGTCGTAGGTGTAGCGGATGGCTGATTTGCCAATGCTGACGACTTCCGGTTCGTAGCGTTCCTGCACCTGCCGAATCAGGGTGCCATTGTTGTCGTACTCGTACCGCTCGATGGTCTGCATCAGTAACGGATAAGAGCCAGAAACGGAACCGTTGTAGAACTCAAGCGCCTCCTTAAAGTAGGATCCGTTTGCCACGGGTGCATAAGTGCGTTCGGTGGTGGTGCGCTTAGCGACTCGGTTGTTTTCGTCGTACTCGGTTGTGGTGTAGACGAATGGCACGTAGTTCAAGAAATAGGTGGCCTTCGTCGTAGCAGGTGGCGCCGGGTTCCAGACGATCTCCAGCCGCTGGAGGCCACCAATGGACTCGTCATAGGTCCACAACACCCGCGACGGTGGCAGGTCTGGCGGCTGGTTGGGATCGTCCGGCGGCTCAGGTGTATCCGGGGGCCCTGGGGGATCCTGCGGGCTGCCCTCGTCGATGCTGTCCTCACCGGCCTGGATCGAGCCTGGGGCGAAGGTGTAGTTAGGCGTCGTCACGTCGACGGTTTCGCCGCCCAATTCGCCGACCGCGATGGGTTCCATGGCGATGACTTCATCACGGCCGATGACAGGTCCGGTGCCGGAGTCATCGGTCAGGTTGCGCAGGACCAGCTGTTCGGACTCGTTGAGGTAGCCGATGTAAGCGGCACTTTTCAGGATTTCGTCGATCATGCCGACGTAGGTGGTGTCGGCCTCGAACTTCGACCCGTTGAACCGCACCGCAAACGGGAGGGCTGCAGCAGCCGTGATGCCAAGTGCAGTCAGGCAGGTATTGATCACATAGTTAACCGCGATGCTCTGCGGGATGTAGCCGCGATCCTGAACGCGGATGGGATTCGTCGGGTCCGCTGCAGCGCTGATCGCGATCGTGGGTAGCTTGCGGCTGGTGTCCTTCTGATAGTCGCGCTTCTTGTAGTCCTTCAGGTAGGTCAGCTTGCAGCCCAGCTCGATCTGGGTCTGGCGGGTGAAGGGATCCGCGAACGATGACAGGACCCGCAGGCGACGGGGGAAGCGCGAGAGCCAGCCGTTTTTCTGATAGGCAAAGTCCACCACCTGCCCCAAGGTTGGCTGGTAGATGCCGTCGAGCGTGACCGATCCGCGGCAGTAGATCAGCCCGTTGCCTTGCACATAGGAATCTGACAGGCTGCCTTCGATGATCGGGCCGAGGTTGCAGAAGACGTTGGCGCGAATGTCAATCGTCATCGGACCAATGCTTGGGTCAGGTTCACGGTGTAACGGGTGGCCTTGGCTCCACCGTCGATGATGACCTCTCCTGTGGCCTCAGGCGGGCTGATGGGCCAGTAGGTGCCGGCTGCTGGGGTCGTCTGCACAATGGCTTCGTACCACGTCTGCAGGGCCGACCAGCCGGCCGAGGTGGTGGTGCCGACGACCTTCCGCAGCTTGGTCGCGGCCAGTGGGCCTTGGACATAGTGACGACCGCCAGCGGTGAGCTGCAGGTTCGGTGCGTCCTGATAGCCGACGGGTTCTTCGATCAGCGTCAGGGTGCAGCTGCCGAGCGTGAGGGTGCCGTAGGCGGGCCTGCTGGCCTCCTCCGATTGCCGGCCCTTCTCCTGCTCCCGTAGCAGCACCGCCAGAGCCTGGGTGGCATCAACGAGGGTAAAGGATGCCTGGACATAGGCGCCGAGCTGCTCACCGGCAGGGGCTGACACGAACCAGCATGCGACCGATGACCACGACTGGCCGAAGCCATCAGCGGTGAGGCTGACGGTGGTGCCGATGGCGCCCGATAGGGCGGTGTCCTGATCCTGGATTCGTGCATCACGCCAGGTGTCGTAGACGCTAAGGAGGGCGGTCCACTGGGTCTTTGTGAGGAGGCCAGAGATGGACCAGAAGCGCGAGGTAAGGCCTTGCCGTGCATCACCTTCGTAGCCGAACGGCTGAGCGGTGAGATGGGTGCAGGAGAAAGCGCCGATGGTGACGGTCATTGGAGGCTATTGACGGTGTTCACGGTGGCAGCCCCACCGGCTTCGTTGGTGACGTTGACCTGAACAGTCCAATCCTTCTCGACGAGGCCGCCGATGGACTGTTCAAGGTTGCCGATCCGATCGACTAGGGCGGTATTGCTGTTGCTGATGTTTTCGGCAGCAGTCAAGGATGCTTTGCTGTTCTCCTGGATTGGTGCCGGGTCGATCTGGATGGAATCCAGGAGGGAACGGAAGCCGGACTGCTGCTGCACCTGCGGCAATGCCAGGTCATCGGCGGCGGCGGCCCGGCGCTCCTGCTCGAGCTGCTGCCGGCGAAGCTCGAATAGCTGCTTGGTGCCGGCGATCTTCTCGGCGCTGATCTCGCGGGCGATGGCGTATTCCTGCTGGGCGAGCGATAGGGCCTGCTGAGCGGCCTGCACTTCACCTTGATTGCCTTTCGCCTGTGCCTGGGACAGCTGCGCTTGAGCAGCGATGACACCACGACGGGCGGCAAGCTCCGTCAGCTTGGATTCAAGCTCCAGGGCCTTGACCTGCGCGGCATTCTCGGCAGCCAATGCCCGAGCCTTCAGCTCAAAGCTCCGGCGCTCGAGCTCGTCGCGCTTGAGCTGGAACTCTTCCGCGATGGCCGCCCGGGTGCGGTCATTGGTGACGCCTTCTAGAGCCCGCTTCTCCTGGGCGTTGAGCAGCGCCTCTTCGGTGCGGAGCTTGGCATTGGCCAGGTCGGTTTCGGCCTGTGCGATCTGACCCGTCAGGTCGAGGCGTGCCTGGTTGAGCTTGAGGGCAGCGGACTGGGTGTCGACGTTGAAGGTATCGGGCCGGATTTCGGCGACGGCAGCAGAGGTGCCCTTTGCGGCATCGGTGGCAGCCTGCAGGGCCTCTTCGGTGGTGCGGATCTGACCCGTCAGCTCCTGGAATCGCACGGAGCCAATTTCAACGGCATTCAGCTCGGCCCGTTGGCCTTTGAGCTTGGCCGCCAGATTGTCAACACTGTTCAGGCTGGCCTTTGCTGCAGCAGCCGATGCCGCGAATGCTGCTGCGGCAGCGTTGGCCCGGCCCTTGCTGTCATCCAGCGCCTGCCCGGTATTCTCAACGGCCTTGGACTGGCCGAGTGAATCCAGGAGGGGGCGTAGCGACTTGCTGGCGGCTCCGAGGCCGTCGGTAGCAAGCTTGGCCACTCCGAGCCGCTGAATCAAGGCATCAAAGCCCTTGATTGCACCCGGTCCAAGCGGTGTCAGGGGGATTGCGGCGGCACCTAGGGACTGCTGATCCAGCCGCAGTTCACGGTATGCCCGCAGCAGTGTGATCAGCCCTTTGAGGCCATCGATAGCAGGTTTGATCGCTGGGACCAACCCTTGCCCTAGTTCGGTCTTCAGTTCATCGATGGCATTCGTCAGCTTGCCAAGCTCTTGCGCCGTCGTGGGAGCGCCATTGGGGCCGGAGCTGATTTCGTTAAGACCCTTGGTCAGTGCCGGGAAGAACTGAGCGGCGGTGAGCTTGCCGGATTCAACCAGCTTGATCAGTTCCTGCTGAGTCAGCCCGAGGCCCTTGGCAGTTGCCGCGAATGCCACCGGCAACCGCTCCCCGAGCTGCCCGCGCAACTCCTCCATCTGGACGGTGCCTTTCGATGCGACCTGCTGCAGGGCCAGCAGCGACCCGGACAGCTCGTCATTGCTGAGGCCCAGCTGCTGGGCGGATCGCGCGACCGCCGCGAATAGCTCCTGCTGCTGAGCCAGCGGGACATTAGCTTGAGTAGCGGCAGCCGTGAAGCTTGAGAAGGTACTGGCCAGGGTCTTGAAGGATAGACCCAGCTCATCGGCGAGGCCACGGGCAAAGCTCAACGCACCAGCCGCGCCCTGTTCACCGAGGCTGTTGCTGAGCTTGCGGGTAATGCTCTCTAGATCAATCGCGGCCTGTACTGACTGCCGCAGAAACTCACCGACGGCGAGCGTGCCGAATGCCCCGGCAAGACTGCTCACTAGCGTCGTGGTGAGCCCTAGCCGTTGGTCGAGGCCCTCTAATGCATTGCCGGCCGTATTGGCCGCAGTCTTGGCCTGATTGCTGAACTGCTGCAGGGCCTGCTGGGCACCGGCCTGGTCGACCTTGATGCCTAGTACGACCTCGCCGAGGGAGTCTGCCATGGCCTAGCTTGCCGGCAACCTAT